GCTCATCAGCGATGGGCGTGAACCAGTCCCGGGCGTACATGCCAGCAAAGGTACTGCGGATTGTGGTCCGAAGTGTGGCCATCTCTGCTGGCGTCGTTGCGAAACAGTCATGGATTCCACCGAGGTTCCGGATGCCAGAGGCGAAGGCCTCGATGGTGACGGCAGCCATGTGGCTGGCATCAAGACTGTGGATCACGTTAGGGCTAAGCCCGTTGCCCATCCGCTTGGCGTTGAGCTCGGTTGGTTGGTGGTTGGTGAGCAGATCCATCGGCACAGACGACAGGTGGTACAGGCGAACCCGCACCCCGCTGTAGTCCCAGTACTCCTGGATCACGGGCACCCCGGAGGGTGATGTCCAGCGCAGGGCCAGGCCCAGCTTGCCCGCTGTCCTGCCCACCTTCTTGAACCAGGACATTGCTGCCTTGGCTGGTGCAATGAGGGCCGACGTCTCCCGGTACAGGATGGTCGCCATGTAGTGGTGGCTCGACATGGCCCCCTTCTTGAAGCACCAGTTGTCACGACCGAACACATCCTCTGCCCTGTCCTGGGCCCAGCCACAGCAGAAGTTGACGACGGCCTCCCTCGTTGCCGAGTACGGGATCGTCATGACCACAGGCTTGGCCAGCGTGCGATCAGGACTCAGCTGCAACCACCGGGTCGCATGCTCTGATCCACCTGCTGCATCGGCCCGGACCAGGGCCAACACACGCTCGAGCACCACGGCATAGATGTCCCGAGGGGTCTCGCTTGGGGTGAGGTTGACCAGGGCTGCCATCTCTTCCGAGCGAAGCAGCGCCGAGTAATGCTGGATGCCAGAGCACGTGCAGTCCAGCACGACAGGGTGGTGGCACACCCAGCCGTACCCGTGATGGCTGAACTGCTGGTACGTGCGGCAGAAGGCAAGGAATTGCCAGGGGTCTTTGGCCCCAGCCCAGAACTCCTGGTTGCACCAAGGTTCCCGGCCAGTGGCCTCGATCTCCAGCTGGTGCTCATGCACCCAGTCGATCCGTCCCTTCCACGTCAACTTGTTGTGGCCGTACGTGTTGGCGCCATGGATGCGGAGCCAGTCAGCCTCAGCCTCGGTGTTGATCGGCGTGCCGGCGGCGAACTGCAACAACGACCGACCCACGTCGTTGGCTTGAGGGTTGAGGAACGGGGGTCGGTAATAGAACCTGCCCCTGAAGTCGCACTGCACCGGGAAGTACAGCACTGGCTCATTGACCAGGCGACGTGCCACCCACAGCTGCTTGGCCGTGGCGAAACGCTTGGCTGCATCACGGTCGTTGCGGTCGTGTAACCGGCGAGCCGTCATGCGCCACGCTGCGACGTCGTCGTGGTCATCGGGCAGGTGCTTGGGATACGGCGGGATGGGGTGCCCGCTGCGTGGCAGCAGCCCACCAATGGATAGGTTCCGGTCCCAGGCATGGTTGACCTGGTCCAGCATCCAGCCATTGATGCGCCAGCCCACACCCTGCTGGTGGTTGGCGGCCACCAGGTACGCATCGAACTCAGACGAGCTGGCTGCGATGGGTTCGTTGTTCTCCTTGAACAGGGTGTTGCCCGGGAGATCCTCGGTCCAGTACCCACCGGTCATGGGATCCGACCAGTCCCGGGGTGGGATGACGGTCGGCAGGGCAAAGGGACACAGCAATCGCTGTTGCTCCTCTGCCCCACGCACCCAGTCGAGGGCTGCCTGGGTGCCACGCACACGCTTCACCGCACGCATGGCACCACGCTCCGCATAAATCTCGATCAGTCCGGTGTGCTGCTCGACCAGGTGGACAAGGAACACACCGACGCTGAGCTTCTCTTGCGGGGTCCAAACCTCTGTGTTGCGCATGCGCATGGCATCGGCACGCTTCTGCTTGAAGCGACGACGCACTCGTTGGTGGGCCTTGAGCTCGTACTCAGAGGCACGGGCGAGCATGGTCTCAAGCCAGAGCCGTTCGGCCAGGGCGTAGGCCAGGGCCTGGAACTTGGGGGACTGGGTCAACTGGTCGATGATGACCCGCATGGCAACAGCTGCCACCTTGTGTGGTGCAAGCTGCAGCAGCGGGCCCATGTGGGCGTAGCCACGACCAGCCCGCCCATCACGCATCGCATGCCGGTGCTTCCTCAGATCATTGATGATCCGGTCCACGCCCATGGCTGCAAGCGCGTCCCCGTGAGTCGACAAGGATTCCATGCCTTGCTCACGGCGCTTGTTCATCCGGCTGGCGAATGCGTCGGCGCCGATCTGCAGCATTTCCCGCTCAAGGGCGAGCTGTTGCTCAAGGCTTGCCACGTCTCCAGCCACCCAAGAATCCCATCTTCATCAGCGCCATCGACTCCGCACCAAAGCAATCCTTTGGGTATTGTTTCAACCAAGCCTTGAACGCTAGGTTCGTAGCTTCGTCGGACTCAATCGGAATGTTCAGGTCGTCGGGTGCGTATGTCCAATGGGTGGTGTGCTCCATGTGTGGCCGGTGAAACCAACCCATGTACCAACCGTGACCCTTGGCGTAGAACAGGACGTTGCCCTTGTTATTGGCCTGCTCCTTGGTCGGAGCGTAGCTCATTGGGAATACGTTTTCTGGCAGGTTGTTTGACATAATCCTTGGTGATGATTGTGATTTTGGTAGAGGTTGGGTAACGATTAGCCGCAAACTTTGCGGCCTCGTCGCGTGACGTAGCACGGATCCATTCACGCATGGGCTTCATGCCATTGAATTCGACGAGCATCTCATAGAGGTGGGCTTTAGGGTCGGAAGTTCTACTCATCCCCTCCCCTATGTTTGCACCATGTTCTTCACGCCAATGCAGCAGATAGTTCTCTACCGCTGCGGTGCTGCCGAACCCACTCATGCGTCCGCCTCTGCCCGTAGGCGTTGAGCGATCTCAACCACTGCCAAGTGGCAGATCTTGTGCTCGGTGTACGGCGGGGCCCAGGTCTCCACCTCGTTGGCCACCAGGCGCAACACTTCCCGCATGCGGTCGGGGCTGGTGATGGTCATCGAGTTGTTGGTCAGGCACCAGAACGCATCGAGCATCCGAAGAGACATGGTCTCCATTGAATCAATGACGACAGGGGCCTGGTCGTTGGTTGGCTCAGTCATTGGCGACCTCCAGCCTGTTGGCCACGAGCTGTGCATACCCAGCGATGTCACGCCAGTGGTCAGGCTCAGCTGGGTTTCCGGCAATGATGCGCCCGATCTTGTGGGCAATCATGGCCAAGGTCTCAGCCATGTCGTCGTCAAGCCTGCGATCCAGGTCGCAAACGTGGTTACGCATGACCCGCTTGAGATCTTGGGTGATGGCAGCGTGGATCTCGTAATTGCCGTGGGTCTTTCCCCTTTCGGCAAGGATGGCGTTGATGTCTGTTGTCATGCGGCCTCTGGTGGTGTGGGTTGGTTGTTGGTGCCAAGGAATCGGGCGGCCTGTTGGCGGTCCCGTCGTCCCTTCTCAGTCAACAGGTAGCCCTTGGCGCAGGGCCTGATGAGTTCGGCTTGGTTCAAGGTCGACAACTGTGCCCGGATGGCACCGGTCAGCCACGATGTCTCGCGTGTCAGGTAGGCCACATGCACGGCGGCCTCCAGTTGGTCCAGTGACTGCGGCACTGGGTACTGCAGCCACATGGCATCCAACAAGTCGGAGCGCAGGCGGGCCAGTACGACGTCCTCTCGTTTCATTTTAACGACTCGGCTGTTGGTACATCTAGGCCTGCCTGGTACGTGGCCAACACATGCTCAGCCCAGGCTGCTGCCAACACAACGGCTTGTGAGTTGGGGCTGGTGTTGTAGCTGGCCCGCCACCAGGATCGGTAGGCCTCCATCAGTTCGTAGGTGCTAGGCATTTGCTTTGGTTTGTGGTGGGTGGTGGGCACCGGTGATGGTGCCCCGTTTACGGTCAGCCTTTGAGGGCCAGGGTCACGGTCAGCACGCCAACCAAGGACCAGAGAATCAGCTGACGCTGCTCCAATCGGTCGATGGCCGCGGCTTGGGTGTCCGTGATCTCGAGGGCCGCGGTAATGATGTCGGCCTTGGTGCTGTGTTCTGTGGTGTTGTTCACGTTCTGTTGTGATTTGGGTTTGGTTTAGTGCAGAGGGTGAACCCTGCAGAGGGAGTTGGAGCTCCCTGGGCAAGGGTCAGGTTTGCTGAATGCTGCAGCCAGCGGGCCAGCGCTTGAGCTGTTGCTTGGCCGCACGCTCGGTGCGGTACAACTTCAGCTGTTGGCCATCGGCGCCGACCACCGCCCAGTAGACCCGGGCTGGTGGTGGCGTGAATGAGAGGCGCTCGAACTCAGTCATCGGTCAGGCCTCGAGGCAGGGCAGCAGCACGCCAGATCGGCGAGCGTTAAGCCTGAGCAGCATTCGCAAACAATGCTGCATCTCGTTTCTTGTCCGTCGTTCGGCCGCAGCGTTCAGGTCCAGCAGGTGCCGGGCAAACAGTTTGTTGAGCAGGTCGTGGGCCCGTCGTGCTGCTTGGTAACCGTCGCGGATCTCGATCAGCTGCAGCGTGTTGGCTGCAGCCATGACCAGGGCATGGGATGGGATCGCCATCGTTTTCTAGGTGCGGTGTTAATTGCTGCGCTTAAGGGCAGCAGGGAAAGGGGAACGAATCCCCCCTCCGGGCTGTCGTCAGGCGATGCAGTCGACGCTGGCCCGTGACAGGGCAGCCATTAACTGCTGGGCGGCGTCCAGGGTCCAGAGCTTAGCGCTCAGGATCGCCGTGGCTTGGCCTTCCACATAGGCCACCAGGATCCAGCCCTCGCTCGAACCAGGGCGAACCCCTAGCCGTAGCAATGGTCCGGTGTGAGCTGTCACCTGGTGGCTTTGGTCTTCGGCGTAGTCGAGCCAGTAGATCTCGCTACCGTTGATCGCTAGGCCGTGCTCAGTCCTGAGATTGAACTCAACCCAAGCGTCGATAGCGTCGATGATTTGCCGGACCGTGATCCGGTGCTTGGCATCGGTCCCGATTGTGTGCAGGCGGTGGTTGTAGGCGGTTGCTGTGCTCATGGTCCTGGGAATTCGGTTGCGG